TTGTTCTTAAAGTGTCATAACCTCTTGTTAAATCAAGATAGCCAGAATCGTATCCTTCAACTCTTACACTTGCGGCAGCACCAAAATATCTTGCAGTTCCAGTTGCGTTACAACGATTAGTAACACCATTTGGTGCAATGTACACACGACCATTGGCTGTTGCGTTTGTAACATTATAAACAATTCCAATAATATTATTATATCCACCTGCAACAGTAATTGTGGTTGATGCACCTGATAAAGTTGTGGTTGATAATAATGTCATACCGCCAGCAGCCGGCGCAGCCCATTCAATTCCATTTGTTGCACCTGAATTAACAGTTAATACATGTCCATTAGTTCCACCAACTGCAAGTCTTGCAGCGGTGTCAGCACCAGATGCAACAATCAAATCACCTTTGGCATCAAAAATGGTTGCAGGAATTCCTGAAGCATCAGCAGACCAAACAAAATCCATGTCGGTGTTTGAGTTTTTTGCTAATACTTGACCAGTTGTGCCACCTTTAAGATCGACTAATGAAGTATCAATTGCGCCAGCAAGTGTGCGAATGGCTGCTGCGCCATCCTTAACTAAATCTGTATCATCTGGGGTTTCCCAGTTGAAATTGGTTGTGTTTGCCATTTTTCTCCTATTATCAGGCTACGATTGTAGCGTATTCCCATGTTAAAGTGTTGCCAACTGTGTTCCATGCCTCGGTAACTGGCACAGTATTCCAGCGCATTGTAACCTGACTGAAATTGACAGGCGACAAATTGATTGTCAAAAACAACTCATTGAATCGAGTGCTCCAACGCCATCCCTCAACATAGCCCTCAAATGCGCCATTATTAATCTGGGTTGGCAAATCTACAATATGGATCGGCTGACCCATAAAAATCCCAAGCAAGGCATTTCTGTCGTTATCATCAATTTCTGAATTTGTTATTGGAAAAGTAATACTGTCAAAAATTGCATAAGGATATGCTCTTAACTCAATATAACGATCAGCAACTTCTTGAGCATCTATTGCGCTATGAATTGCTGAATTAATTGTTTGGGCTTTATAGCCATAAGTTGCAATTGAAGCGGTATCTGTAGCGGTTGCTTCATTATTAAAGTTATTGCCATAATTAATGTAGATATCATTACGAATATCTGCTGATCTTGTCAAAGTCCTCAAACCTGCACCTAAGGCTGTATTTGCAGATAACTCTGTATAGCCATTTGCCAAAAGATATGTTTGGCGGTGATCGGCATCGGCATACCCAATATTCCCTTGATTATCCTCATACATGTATCCAAGTGCTGAATCAGCAATTTGTGAAGCAATGTTGTAAATTGTGTCAGGATTTGATGATCGGCTCGACATTGTGTAAAGCCCTGCATCAATTTCACCTAATCCGATATTTTCAGCATTTGCCCAAGTTGTTGTTGCATCATAACCAGACCAAGTTTCGGCCGCTGGTACTTCATTCCAAGTATTAGTCAATGCTGATGCAAGTAATGCAAGAATTTGATTTCCGTCAATATCTTGAGATAAATTATCAATATAAATTTCTTTGGCAAGTCTAACCATGTTACCCATAGCCAAAATGGTATAACTAATAACATTTGCAACCGATCCAGTATTTCTCACCTCAACAGTTACATCTGTTATGTTGCCACCAAATAAACTAACAAAGGTTCCCGAACTGTTTCTGACTTGCAAGGTTAAACCATCATTAATTGCAAATGGCAAGGTTTGGCCAAAAAGTGCTACAACTTCAACTTGTAGATAAGATGGATTTGGTTGAGTATAAATATCATCTCGACCTGCTTGATGGGCAATATCGGCAATAGTGATGTTTTCATAATCAACACCGGCAACCGATAATTTCCAATCAGGTGTCCAAACTGTCATTATCTAGCCCTAGTGATTCCTGAATTGTAAAGTTGTGGAGTTGATCTTGATGCGCTCTCATTCAATACTTTAGCAACTGCTCTAGCAGATCCTTCAGCATCTACTGATTGAACTGTAATGTTATTTACTGTCGTGCCAGCCCTTGCTGCTCCAGTAGCCAATTGACCAGCAGTAGCCTTCGATGCAGTATTTGCAGCATTACCTCCAGAAACCGCACTACTTACAACTCCGGTTGCGATACCAGCAGCAGCCAAAGCAACGGCACCGGCAGCAACAGATCCTCCACCGGTTGCAAAAGCAGTTGCCACGCTTGCAGCGGTTGCTGCTGCTCTTAAAGCGACCATTGCGGTAATTAATGTTTGAACTGCTGCCACAAATGCAATTATCTTATTGGCTACAAACACAGTCGCAATAATGCCACCAAGTATTAACAATTCATCTTTTATGCTAATAACAAACTCAATAGTTGATCTTAACTGTTGCCCAAAGGCATAAGCACCTTTTGTTGCATCAGTAATTCCAGCGGTAACGCTATTATCTCCAGTCAATCCAGCGGCCAAAGCCTGAACATTAGGAACAACTGTTGCCAGTAAATAATCTGCAAATTCTTTTACTATTGGTAATAAAGCAACTCCAATTTGTTCCTTGGTTTCATCTAAAGCAATAGTTAATTGCTTAAACTTGAACTCAGCATTTGTGGCTTCATTTTTAATAAATCCGTCATAAGTCTTGGCTAATTCTTTAGTAATTTCATCAAATGATTTACTTTTAAGAGTGGTTTGATCTATACCAAGACCAAGTTTGCCAAGGGCAGTATTGTTGCCATCATAAGCCCGACCTAGGGCATTTGTAACCGATTCCAATGGCTTGCCTGTTGCTGTTGATATTTCTTGAGCAAGGCTTAACAATTCCTGCGCTTTTGTTACATCTTGGGTTGATCTAATCAAACGGCTTAAGGCTGGCCTTAAAACATCATCTGTCGTTGCAGTAGCAATTGATTGCTTAGTAATGTATTTATCAACCGCTGCGATCTGATCCTCTGTGGCCTGAGTGTTTGAACGAATAGTTTGTTCAAGTTTCTTGCGTGCTGATTCATCTTGGGCAGCAGCCTTGGCAGCAGATATGGCAAATGCACCAACGGCAGCACCAGCAGCAGCAAAAGCCAAAGCAGCCTTTTTGCCAAAATCTGCAATCTGATCGGCTGATTTATTTACTACCTTGTTTGCATCATCTAAGCCTTTTTTAAGACCATCAATATCGGCTGCAAGTGCAAGGGTTAAAGTTCTGCTATTACCTGCCATCAGCAAACTCTTTTCTTATATCCAAAATGATTTGTTCAAACTCTTTAATTATAGTTGGTTGCAAGAATCTGATTGTTGGATAAATAAAATATCCTCTTGATCCTGAACCTTTAGGCATTGGCCCACTCCATCTTGGGAATTGCGGATAATTCTTAGATCCAAACTCATGTGCTGCGCCAATACCAAGGCGATTGCCTTTTGTATCATTTCTAGTATTGAATTGAGTTGTTGCTCCACCTGAAAACTTTTGAGAAGCAAAACCAAAAGATATTTCACCAAGCAATGAGGACTTTTTAACTTTACCGCCTTGAGCAATACGATCAGCAACCTTGCCTCTTGATGAAGCAATTCTGCGAATCTCTGTTAATTCTTTTTGAGCCAATTCGCCAACTCTGCGTTTGGTTTCTTGAACGGCAATGTCGCTCATGTTTCTAATTACTTTAGCAAATGAAGCAAGTTCCCTTTTGTCATAGACTATTAGAGGTTCGGTGCTAGTTGCCATTCCGTTTCTCCAATATCTCGATCGCTGTTAAAATGTCCTCTGCTTCAACCCATTCGCTCATTGGTATTTGTGTGGCTATTGCCAACTCAACCAATAATCTACTTAGGCTTCCTGCTGGGTGGCTTTTGGGTCTGCATCACCGACAATTACATCGGCAACAGTTTCCATCCAAATATCCATTGGCTTGATGGGTTTGGCTGCACCAAGTTCTCGCTTATGTGCATGATAAGCAAGAAACATAAGATCCCAAACGCCCAACTTCTCGGATGCTTGACCAATGGTGTGTCCTGTCTGCTTTTCCCATTTTGCCCACTCAGGCGGTTGGGCTACATAAGTGGCTTGCTCGCCTGAGTTGTATTCAATTGTTATATTTAGTTTCATTTTGCTCCCGATTTCTTATTAACTAAATGATTCTGCTGGTGTTCCAATAACTTGGAAACTCAAATCAAGAGTTTGTGCATCTGGTGCTGTTCCTCCGGCTGAAGGGAAGTTAGGCAGAATTTGGAAAGTAAATGCTGCACCTGTTGCTGCTGTGAATACTGTTGAGATACCTGTGTTTGGTGCGCTCTCAGCAACTCCCCAAAGAATCTCACAAAGTGATCCGGTAGCACCCCAATCAGCAAGCATGCTGATGTTGAATGTCCAGTTGTCATCAATAACCTTGAATGATGCTCCATCCAAAGTTTCATAGCGAACACGATTTCTCTCGCACTCTAAAGTTGCGGTTGTAACTTGA